GAAGAAAGCTCAGCTAGCATATCATCGAAATCTAAAGATGTTTGGCGATTTAAGAAAAGCATGTTTTCTTCAATAGCACCTTGAGTATCTAGGTTTTTCAAAATAGCATCAAAAGCAGTAAGACCTGAAGCAGCAGTAAATCCTGCGTTTACATTTCCTCTATCTTTTACAGCAGCAAATAAACCTTGAGTACCTTTAGCTCCAGCTGTTGCAGCCGCAGATCCAGTAGCAGCAAGCTCACCTTCAACTACAGACATTTCTAAGTAATCTTCAAAACGTAAACGAGTTTCAGATTCAGCTTTTAAATACCATAAATATCCAGATGTTCCGTCTTCAGTAGCAACTTCAACCCATCCAATTTGTGCCATATCAGATCCGTTTACAACGTATTTGTTTCTGATGATAACAGGTGAGTTAGAGTACTGTGTAAAAGATGGTGTAATTGTTTTGTACCCAGTAGTATCGCCTTCTCCAGTAGAATTAATGATAAATGAACCTTTTCCATATTCAGAACCGTATACAAATATTTTTAATCCTGTAGTAGAAAGACCTGTTAAATCAGCTTGAGCGTAAGGAGCTACTCGAATAGTAGCAGTAGTTCCTGCTTGGCTAGATAAAGTTACTAAAGCTTTTAACTCAAAAGAGTTATTTGTGTCTAAAATTACAATAGTTTGGTCTTTAGAAATTACGTTTTCCACGAAAGCATCTCCAGTTCCACCTACTGTAAATTGTAATTCATTACCTGCTAAATCTCCTGATTCAACGATAACGTCGTTATACGCTACGTGTAGTCTATTTTGCTCAGACCAGATTACTTGATCAGAACTCATTGGCATTTCAGCTCCAACCATACGTAAGAATCCAGATAAAGTTCTGTTTCCGTAACGCTCTACTTCTTGTTCGTAGATCTCAGGTAAGTACTGTTGTGCGAAAGTGTCAGAGTCGCCGTCGCCATTTCCTCCGTTAAATGATAAATAGTTATCACTTAATAATTGTTGTTTTTGACTCGGTTTAATTGAACCGAATGCTGGTGTTAAAGCCATGTTTTAAGTTTTTTAGTTAAATTTTTTTGTTTTAATTCTTAATTTTGTAGAATCAAGACCGGTTACGGCTTTAACTTTAAATCCGTTTACAAACACATCACCTTGAGTGGACCTAGCTTTGGTATCACTTAGATTTTTTGATTTGTTTAAAACTTCTTTAACTGCGTCAGCTTTTCCTTGCTCATAAAAATGAGAGGCAATCTTGTCTACGTTGTCAGCGGCATACATAGCTTTATGATAACCTTTCGCATCATTAACATTACCATCTGAGTCTAGGAACTTCCCGACAAGGTTATTAATGTTTGATTGGTTTTCTGCAACTTTATCTCTATTTTGAATATTGTACTTGTAGTTCTTATCACCGACTTTGATATCGAAACCTTCGAAACCATCGTTGAAAAGTTGTTTAGTACTTTCTTTAAACACAGAGTGTTGTTGCTCAGCTACTTCCTGCTGCTTGTTGTATCGGTTGAAAAAGTCCATTGCTTTTTGCTGATCCTGAGTAACGCCCGGTCTCAACTTGATCTCGTCGTAATATTTACTCTTAGTCTCTTCTAAAAAGCCTTTGGCTTTTGCAACTTCTTCTTTAAACGCAAGTTTTTTCTTACGTATATCTCTATCCTCGTCTAAATCTTCATCGTAATCAAAGTCTTCTAAAAGAAGATCAATGTCTGAACCGTCTAAATAAGGTTTATTTTTTTTGTAATACTCTTTTAACAATGTTTTGTCATCTACGTTAGAGTAGTCCGCGTTTAAACGAGTGTAATCCTCTATTGTACCACCGGTTTCCTCCATAAAGCTAACTAGCTTTTCGATGTTTTCTGGCAATTGCTTACCTAAAACCTTTTCATCTCTCAAAGCTTCTTTAACCTCAGCTTCTACTTTAGCTACTTCAACTTCCTTGATTGGTGTAAACTCTTTAACATCTTCGACGGGCTCTTGTACTTGTTCTCCCACCTTAATGCTATCTCCGGATGGTTCTTCCACAAGAACCTTCGTTGTTTCTCCGACTTGAATGGCATCTTCTGTTTTTGTTTCTTCTTTAGGTATTACCACTTTGGTAATTTCCTCTTCAACTTTTTTCACTGGCTCTTTTAATTCAACCTTAGTGATTTCGTTTTTCTTACCCAAATTCTTAGGCTTTCTTGGCTTAGCCTTCATTTTGAAGTCGCCCTCTTGTTTTACTTCTGACATAATATAATATAATTAAATAATTGTTTACTTTCTACATGAAAGCTTGCATACCCATATCGGGTTCGTTTTCAAAGTCTTTAGGTAAGCTATCGTTTTGTCTTTGGCTTATCATTTCACTTTGCTGCGTAGCTTCCATTTTGCTACGCTTGTCTTTTCTATCTTCTATAGCTGCTTCTTTCTGTTGCATAGCTTGAACCTCTAATTGCTTTAATTGCATATCATATTCAAACTTTTGCTGCATTTTAATTTTTTCTAAATCAGCCGCTATTTGCATTTTGTTTATTTCCATCTGAGCTTTAGCTTGCTCGTATTGAACCTTAGAACCTGATATAGCTTCTTGCTTTTGAACCTCAGCCATAGCTGTTTTTTCTGCAGTTTCAGCTTGAGCAGCAGCTTGAGCTTGTATGTTAGCTTGTTGGTTAGCTTGATCTTGAATAGCTTTTTGCTTACGCTTAACCTTAAGCATTTGATTAGCTAGCTTAAGATTTTTAATTTGTCTTAAATCTATAGCATCTTCTAAGTCAATACCACCTTGACCTAGCGCAACTTGAATGTTTTCTTCTAATTTAGCTTGCTCTTCGTCGTCTGGTTCTAGTTCTAAGAATATACCAAAGTCATATAGGTTTAGATCAACAACCTGCTGAAGTGTTTCAACGTTGAAAGTTGATATAGAGTTCTTAAGCGATTCAGCTGTTAGTGGAAAATGTAAAGCATCTGCTATTTTAAGAGATACGTTTTCTGCTAGCTTTAATGTAAGGTATAAACTAGCTTGCTTAATATGTCTAGTTGCTACGTTTGACGCGTTAGCTGCCATTTTTTGAAGACCTACTAATGAGTTTTTATCTTGCGAGCTTCCATCTCTAGCTTCGTTTAACCCGGTCACATCGCGTATCATTTGTAAATAATATTGATACGTTTGTATAAGTGCTTGTATTTTACCTAAACCACTTGAGCTATTAAGTTCTTGAATAGGTACTTTACCTGGATTCATATCACCGTCTTGTGTCATTGATCTACCTACAATAGAACCAGTTTGAAAATACATATTTAATGCCTCTGCAGGGTTGTAGTTAGTTCCATTACCAAGATCAACTTCAGCTAAACCGTCCATATCTAAATAAACACCGTCTGGTACCATTCTAGACATTACCTGTTGCAGTTTAAGATGCGTTAGTTGAATCATATCTGCAAATCCAATACATTTGCTTACAACAGACTCTATGCGTCCCTTATACATTCTAGGGGCACATATTGTGTAATTCATTTCAACTTTTGTTGTGTCTGCCATTGGTCTAGACATATTCTCTGCTAAGCTCCAGTCTAATATAGTATTAGTTCCTAAAACTTTAGCACCAGTATATAAAACCTCTATTGATCTAGATACTCTTTCAAAGTTATCATTTTCAGGCGGATCAAACGTATCTGGTTTTTCCAAAGCTTTTAATAATCCTGAATCTGTTTGCTTTATTTTAAAAACTTGATTATGGTAAGTCTTATACTCGAAGTACATAACCTGTACAGTATTTTCATCGTAATTACCCCAACCAGTTATATATTGTCTATTACCAGGTGTTTTTTGTATTCTTTCTAATTCCTCTTGTGATATACCAGGAAACTCTTTTTTAAGCTCTGGTATTGTTATAGACTTTACTTCGCCTACATAATATATGTCTTCGAAGTTTGGATCTTCTGTATATGAGTAAACCATATAAGCAGGATCTACGTAATCAACTGTAATTCCTTCAGCTGTGTTAAAATTAGTTTTACCGGCAGCAATACCAATCGTTGTAAGATCCATATTTAATCTACGTCTTACAAGATCGTATTTATTTTGAGCAAATACAGTTGATATAGCTTCTTCTTCTGCTATTTCAATTGATTGCTTATAACTTAGCTGCATGTGTAACTCAAGTTCTTCTTTAGATTCTGGAACCGTAACTCCACTTGGTGATTGATATAAATCAATACCTAAAGTTTGCTTTAAGCCATCTAAGTACTCTTTAGCAACCATATCTTCTTGAAGCTTGCTAGCATATTCAGTTCTTCTTTTAACTGAGCTAGGATCTTGAGAATAAGCTTTTATGTCGTAAGACTTTTGCGATATACCGTTTACTACGATGTCTACAAACTTAGACAAAATAGGTACAGGCTTCCAGTCTAAATTAAGATAAGACAAATCACCATTTATAGATAATTCATCTTTATATTTTTGCACAGGTTGTTCACCTCTAGCGTAAAGTCTTAACGAATGGAAATTATTCCAATTAGTTAGATATCTATTACCTCCAGATCGCCCTTGGTCAAACCACTCGTACTCGATAGCTTGAGCAACTTGAGTTCCGTATTCCCAGCTAGCTTTCTCAGCATCGCTTACTACTTGGCTTGGAAAAGCGCTATTAGTGTTAGTGTATATACCCATTTAACTTATTATTTTTGATGTGACACCTTTGTTGTCGTATTTTTTAATTCCTAAATTTACAGCTTCTCTCCTAATGGGAGCTGATGGAGCGTATCTATGTTTGTTACAAGCCATTAAAGCAAGTCCAGAACTAATAGAAGCATCGTGCTTTGTTCTGTTGTTTATATTAAACTTCGCCCAGTCTTCTAATGTTCTTTGAAAATACATATCACCATAACCTGTTTCTCTTAATCCTACAAAGTCTTCTATGTAAGATTCTATTGCAGCAGCGTGAGCTTGTTTTATGTCTTCACTTGAATTTGGTATTCCACCTAATTCTTTTTCTGTTACTGACAATTTATTATATTTTCTATCGGGTCTATTTATAGAGAAATTTCTATAGCCTCTTCTTTTTAAATGGTACAATAATCTAGGCTTGTTATTCTCTGCTAGTATTGGCATACCATAAAAAACCAAAGCCATTAAAACATCTTCAAAAAATATTTCAGCGGTTTGTGGTCTAGCTATATATTCTAAAAAGAAATGATTTGGAGGCACATCTTCCATGCTAAACTTAGTTAAACCGTGTAAAGATCCGTTTGATCCTCTCTTGTCAACTGTACCTGATATGTCATAACTGTCACAGCCAAAAGCTCCACAGTGTTCATTACCTGGGTATTTAAGTCCACCCTTTATTATCACACGATTTTGGAGATTTAAAGGTGGAACCCAAGAAACTCTGAATCTTCCGCTTTTATTTGGTACAAATATAACTTTCGTGTCTTTAATACCATTTTCCCATTGAAAGCTTCCTTGTGTAACTGATATTGAGTTTTTAAGATCTTCATTAAAATCTATCTGCTCGTATATTTTTGTTAAGTTAAATAAAGATTCTTTAGACTCATCTCTAAAAGCGTGCTTAGTTGTACGCGGAAACTGTCTATAAAATTCATTTAAACCGTCTTGATCGTTTTTAAGACCTTCAACTTCATTATCCCAGTATTCTATAACACCTTGTGTTATTAAATCACCAAAAGGACCTACTACTTCTTTTTTTGGTGTGTTGAATACAGGAAAGCCATAAGAATCAATGTAGCCTTCGTAGTTCCATTCCATAGGTATGAACAAAGAATATAATCCTGAGCGAGTCTGTCCATTGGCGTTTCTTTGTGTAACGTCTGAATCATTGTAAAGTTTTTTAAAGTTATCGCCCCCTTTGTCTAAAGCGTTTGATGTTGATCCCATCATACACTTACCTATAATTCTTGAACCTAGTCTTAAACAAGTTCTTG